CTACATTCTGCTGCAAACGGTGGCCTTCACCTTGACAGAATGTGCACTCAGAACATCTGACGCAATATAGAAATTAAGCTCATAAAACCACGTGGGGACCATCAATAGAACGGATGGCCTTCACTCCGACGTAAAGATCGGAGTTCTAAATTAGAGTATTTTATAATTTCGATATTTACGTCAACGAGGATACATCGTATCCCCGTGTCGCCGGCTTTAGCGACGTGGACATTATGAAAATATTAGGCACTGGGGACTGTATTTTCATAATAAAAGATGGGAGGACCTAGGTAGAAAAAGACACTAAAATCCTCCGCTGCGGCACAATATGTCCTTACAATTCCAGAGGCTGTGGAAAATTGAGTTTGACATATTGTGCCATAGTAAGGCATGGCCTGCATTTCGGTAGAATCAAATTTTACCTTTTGTTTAGCAGGTGCGAACCGATAATTTGAATAATAGGGTACCTCAAATCCTAGAACATTATTCACGGCGTTGGTCATCATCGATGACCCTTCTTGGGCGTTATGATCCTGGTATACTCCGGTACAACTTGCGTGACCCGCTGGTGTATCTGTTTGGGAAACAGCAACTTGACCATTAGCATTTATAGAATTGTGCCCTCGGCGCGTAACTTGATAGAATGCACTAAACGGTACATCATTAAGGTTGGAGAAATCGTATAGCCAACGAACGCCTCCTCTCCAACCAGCAAAACCAGTTGTCAAGTAACGCATTAAGGTCATTTGCGCGTAAGCATAATTACCACCTGCTAGATTGTAGGTAACAGTACCTGATGTTGTGGAATAACCAGGCTCGAAAGGGAGAGCTTGCCGGCTCGTTCCTCTCATCATGTTTTGACCTACCATTTCAGCATTAAATGATGCAGGTTGCACTTCATGTAAATTGAATCTTTTAAGAAGTGTACGAAATGACCGAATAGATTCACCGAAATGAATCATATTAGTTTTGTCGGAAGTAGGGATAGTTAAAGCTGCCTGTGATAATACACTTGGATCAACTGGTTTAGAATCCATCTTAGTTAATTCATCAGCTGGAGCTTCACTAGCCTGTGGTTCGAATGCTTGTGGGGCTACATTTGGGTGTGCATTCATACGCAACTTACCGACTGTGGCTGAAGTTGGTTGGGCGATTTCAAAATCATCATCAACGGAAACAAAAACGTTGACTTCAATATCATTATCAATCACTGTATTAGGAACTGTCAACTCATTTACCACATAAACTGCCAAAGTACCATTACCATATTTAGTACTATTAGAAGCATAAGGTAAAGGTGTTGTTGAAAACATAGCACTTTCTGTTGTGGGAATAGTAATATGTTCTCGATAGGAAAATGGCTGACCCCAACCAGCTTTAATTGTAAAATCTGTAGTATCAGAAATATCTACAATAGTAGTGTATGCTGTATTATATTCTGCTGCTCCACCTGATGGCGTTTTGTTTGGATCGTAGACAATCTTCAAACGACCTTTATGGTACTTACTACAAACGACTTGGAAGCGGAAAACCATGGTTCCTCTCCAATAGTCAAAAGGTAAAGTGGCAAAACATGGTGCAGTAAAATGTAATTCTGAATTTAGGATCCTATGTAAACATGGATCTACTACACAATTCCACAGAAGTGTTTCTTGACTTGTTCCGACGTCCCAATCGAAAGATGTCAAATATGTTTCATGTTGAGCAATATTGAGAACTGCCATCTCATCTGTTGATTCAAGACCTACAGTACATGGATCAATTGTAAGTTCTTGTTTTGGGTCAACAGTTAGTTTGTCAACTTGCTCGGTTCCAACTGTTGTAGCTAGTGAATTTCGATTTACAATCCGCACGGAATGTGAATCGATTTCTGCTGGCTTAGAGTATCCAAATAAAGCGGCTATTGCACTTGTAGCAGTAGCACCAATTTGGGTTGCCATAGCAAAAGGACCAATTATAGGGACATTGGCCAGTCTTGATGCTATGTTAGCAACAACAGTTGCCGGACGAGATATGGCACCCCTACCATACTCGTCAGCCTGAGGTGCAATTGCACCAGGCTCGGTTTGCGTCGGAATAGCAAACCTTACGGCCTCGGCCCATGCGAAGACATTGATTGTTACCGTATCTGAGGCTCCAAGTGCATGTTTCAACCCCTGAAGGGTAGAAATCTTTAGTGAACCCATTAAGTTCCAATCTTCTCCTGGAATATCTAGAAGATTTTTATTCCAGAAAAATGGCAAAACCATTTCTCCACCTTGAGAATTGGTTGGGTCGAGCATAATATGAGGACGTTGTGTATCTCCCACATTATCTACATCGTAAAAAGAACGAGTAACCGACATTTCGTCAAGTGTAGGTAACGGGTAATAAGAGACTAGAAGCCTCCCATAATGAAAAGAATTCCCATTAATTAACACTTTGACGTGTAACTTCGCTTGCAAAAGTTTATAATTCGCAATCCTATTAATAACACGAGGATTGGAAAAATAAAGATTCCAGGGGTTAAAAACTTCGGACAAAGTTGTTCCAACACCCCAATCATAAGATGCAATACGAAGCGGACGACTGAAAAATTCATCTAATGTTGCATCGGATGCCAATGGCGCTGACCGAACTTCATCAAATGCACCCAGAATATCAGTCTTGTATCCTGGATGTGTATCATTGAATGATACATTTTGGGACTTTGTATTATCGGATCCCGGACCGACTTGCAGCTCCTCTGCTTGAGGTTCGATATGCGTGTGAGTATCACAATCACTATCTTTCCGTGATCTATAATCTGTGATAAGTGCACACCAGATATAAACAATACCTGAAGCGAGAAGTCCCCATATTCCATAAGTCTTTGTGTCAGGGGAAACACATAGACTATGAGCCTTTAAGGTGCTCATATCACCTTGTTCACTTGATTGACTTCGACACTGTGAACCGCGTCCAAAATTTGTTACAGGAATTTATATATTTATATGTAATGTATTATACATATGTGAATATTAGACACAAATTTTGTTTGCCGTATCTCCTCAATACATCTAGATATCTATACGGACTTCGAGCTATATTTTTCCAGCCAATGATCAACCCGCTCTTGAAAGCTGATATTTACGGCTGGGACAGGAAGATTGGCACGTTCACAAACACGACGCATTTGTTGCTGACGCATTGTGTATACCTCTCTTCCATGTGCGAACCACTCGTGCATGGCCGTCTCTATACAACTTGACGACACCTGCTCAGGTAATTCAGTTTTGGATTGGATATTAGCGTGAAGTGATTTAAAAATGGAGTCTTCACACAATTTACCAATCGAACAACCAATTTCTGGTATGAAATTAGATTGTCGTTTTAGGAAGTCAGCATCTTCGGATTGCATGAATGCTACTTCCTCGTCACTCTTATCAGGTAGAGTGATTTTAATGTCATGCTCAGCTAAAAAAGCTTTATAGGAAATGAAATTAAACCCGCTATACTCTGGTTTAATGCTTCCTGTGAAATCATCACCATAAGTCATAGCACTCACATTATCTCGAAAATTTTCAGCGTTGGGATATGCATCGAAAAATCCAAGACGTACATAAAGTGATCCGACTGTTCCATTGATATTCACAGTAATATTATTACCAGAAGTATTAATATTAAAAAGATGAAGCATTGTACCATTATAATCAACCAAAGGGTGGACTAAATCTACGACCATATTACGCATAATCTTAAGGTCTTGTTTATTGTACCCTCCAATCTCGGCTAATTCTATAAAGCAACATAAAGCTGCTCGAGTTAATTGAGAATTCATCCTTACATCATATTTAGAATAATCCCATGCTAAAACCTCGTTTGATTCAGCATATTTATGTGCATGATTCATTAATTCCTCCCATTGGTTTGAGAAGGCATTAACACCAACAGCACTTTCCGATTCTAATGGATGTAAACTCAAAAAACGAGCAATTGGTAAGAAATATTTTCGAATAAATAAACCAAAAGCTACAGGTGCAGCTTGGAAAACCCGTACTTTCTCCTTACCAATAGGTGTGGGTTCATCTTTAAGCGTAGCTGACATAACGGGATAGGCACGCTCGCCTTTATCCCAACTCTCATATAACCTCCCCATCTCTGCTCTCACAGATTCATCAGGCTTACGAGAAATCAACATTTCTCCGTCTCGTACTTCATTGAAATGTTTACTTTTTTGACCAAATACGGGAAAACCCATACTGGTCGTCATAGGAATAGGATCTATAAACCTTTTCCCTGGAATACCAAGCACCATCTCCTCATCATTAAGTGGACGAAAGTCTTCACTTCGCACATGCTGAACCATCAGTGGAATAAGAGGTTCCAACCAATCTTTCCGTGCTCTTTCGAGTTTGGAAGGAAGAAACATATCAGAAGGATTTGCTATGTGTACTAGAGTTGCATTGAATCCTTTCCAGTTTGGAATACATGGAGGAGGACCCCATTTATTTGGAACACCACATTCCTCAGTTACGATCTCTGAGATAATAGAAGTTTGGACATTACTACGCATTTGACTACGCAATTTAGTACTACCCAGAACTTCTACATAATTGGAAGCATTAAGTTTTGACGCCATACAGTGTGGATGAACTTCAGTTTTGTCAATGAGTTTAACACCATACTGTTCCTTGGGAATGTCGACTGCATTTGCTGATAGAATAACACCAGGAATTTTGTCCAATGAATCAATCAAATGTTGTGCTTCACTCTGTGTTACAGTTTGCATCACTCCAGTGTTAGTAGAAGTATCACCACCGATATGGAAACCTACAATTGCTGGGCTTTTAGCTTGCAAAATAAGCATACCCATGCAAGCTCCATTTTGCGCAAGGCGAGTTTTGTAAGTTCCTCCATAAAAATCAGCATTCCTATGACCAACTTCTCCATGCGTTACAGCCACTTTATCTTGGAGAAATTCTCCCTCCTTGCGTACAATAATATTGCATTGGGATATTCCTTTCGGTTTAGACAAAGGTAACATGTACACGCGATTCTTAAGGTCAGGGCAATTTGGCACATATACGCTTACCAAATCATGCTTGTCGCTCACTACACTTGAACTGAGTTCACACTTGAATTTGAACGTATCTCCGGCTTTGTTCTCACCTCTATGTACAGTAACTGTAAGGTAACTTGAAGCTACTCTTTTAGGATCAAATCCAGGATAAAACACATGCTTTGGAAAGAAAGCAACGCTTTTACGTGGGAAGAAAATATTACATCGAGACGTTGTTCCATCATCTCGCTGAAATTCAGCCCAAAACAAATTATTCTTTCTAAAACATTCAGTTAATTGTTGTGGCGTTGAATGTTTCATAACAGGAGAAGTTTGAACTGTTGCACTTAGTCTTTTCATCATAAAACCAAACCAAGAAGGTTGACCATCAACATCAGTAATACCAGCAGGAGTGAGACTTTCCTTGGCTGCAATACGTTGGGTATTCCACATTTGAAATAGTTTTAAACCAACGATAAGAGTTGTGGCCGCAAAAGCTCCTTTGAGTACTGTACTGTCTCTTACCGATTTGGCGAAGACAGGCAATGCATCACGCCGGGAAACGTACTCACTTTCATAGTATTGAATACGGGCACGATAATTGGACCAGTAGAACATACCAAGCCCCCATTGCGTGCCTAAACATAGAGCAAAGCTACCTATTGAGCGCTTAGCAAGACATACACCCAACATTCCGGTACCAATAATAGTAAAGAAACGTGATTGACGGCGAAGATCATATGCCGCTGCACTTCTTTGCCACATTGTTACTGAACGCTGGAAAAGAGATGTTTTAAATAACCATTCAGGCGTAATGGAAACGAGAAAAGGTGTTGCAGTACCGTTAATAACATGTGTCATCTCTTTTTGCAATTGGTGTGTTGCCATTTTTCGCACGGGTGAATACCCTAAAAGAGAATTTAAAAAATTGACAGGTGCTAACCATCCGTCAATATATTTCTTAACAGATCGGTAGGCAGATGAAACTAATGCATCGGCAATTGCTTCCATACCCTGTTCTTTAATCTCACATTTACACAATTCTTCTGGTCGATAACATTCATCACACATCTTGGCATCATCAAACTCTTTTGATCTCTTCATGAGATTGTCTTGTTTCTCATGATGTTTCTTCGAAAGTGCAATAACTACGTCTAGGTATTGACATAAATTCAAACACCTACATCTGAGTTTAGTGCCATCTAAAAGTACGACAGTTAAAATTCGCATACGATAGTCATCCTTCCCTTCCTTTGTTTGGAAAACATGACACTCGTAAATATCAATCTCCCACACATCGTGTGTGAGTTTACAATCAACTAAGTCAGGATGGTCAGTATTAAGAGAAACTGAACCTTCCTTTCGGTACTCTTCTTTAATCTGTGGGCGTACATGGAAAAAACGACGAAGTGATGCCTCAGGTTTGTCAGAATACTGACGAATATTGTAATCTGCAAAATTTGAGGTTATTATCCCCACCTTAAAGGCAATGAATACAATACCTTTAGCATTGAGTTCCGCTTTAACTGCTTGTGCAGCCATATTATTAAAAAATTTAATAATGATATTTGATGGTGAAACAGGGGCAAATTGTGATTTACCATTACCTACATCATCAATATACATCCCAAGACAGTCAGATGTATAGTTGGAATCAAAAGCATCATACATATCCTTAGTGATAATACGACGCGTATCAGTATCATATCCCATTGCATGCAATGACGTTTTCATCGTCAATTTGCTGAGGGTAGATTTTCCGACTCCCGATGAACCAGAGATCCCCCAACCAATTGGTGCCTCTCGCAATGCTGTATTACGATGTTTAGCAACCACTTTGTGTTTAACACTTACAAGTTCACCATAGCGCTTTTGTAACCAAAGGGCAGTTGGGCCCTTGTCACATGCTTGTTTCAATTCACAAACTCGACGAAGTACTTTGTCTAATTTATGTTCGAAATCATTGATGCAACCTAAATTTCCAGCAATAGCCTGTTCGGCATTAGCAAGAACATAATCGCATTCATCATTAAACTCCTTGGTAACATTGTCAGCATATAACAATGGTGTAAGTGATTTTTCTTTAAACACCCGATAGCCAGTTTCTGCCATCCATGTAAATGTACGAATGGCAGCATCTATTACATCTACCGCATTGAGCTGCTCCTTAGCAGCCTCAATAGCAATCAACTTTAAGCCAAATGGTGACCATTCAATCTGTTTAATAGAACAAACGGAAAGAGACATAGCGGCAGAAATTAAATAAGAAATCTTAATAAAGATAGTGTTGGTCTTGAAAAGATCCCATTTCTGCAAAACTTCCGTAGAGGTCATGGCTTGAGGTTTGATATCCTCCTCTTTAGGCATTCGAGTTATTTCATCAATGATGCTTAGAATTTGTCGGATAACCGACTTCTTGGTATTCATTTTAATGTATGCTATAACAGCAACAAAAACATCAGTGAATGATTTAGCTCGAGAAACTTGGTATGCCATAACGACCAAATTCTCGAGGTGAGAAACCCACTCTGAAACATCATCATCAGTTGAGCCGCTAGTTAAATCTTGAATAGATTTTAACAACTTTGAAAGAACACCATGTTCTTCCCCATCAAGATCAGTTTTTTCCTGAGGTGGTGTTGCCATTGCCTCACGCACCAAATCATTTCGTTCTTGGGACGATCCTGGTGGTGGTTTCTCAACAGAGTCTGTTTCATCCTTGAGCTGTTGATCTAAACTCGGAGTGGTAACTTCGTCTCCAGGCATCTTCCATCCATAGTCACCAAAAGAGTTTAGGGGATCATTAGTAGGAGGATGGTTTTCAAACATGTCCTCCAATCCGTGGGGTGAAATGCTATTATATGCTTTTCTGGCAGCAATTTTTGCATTTCGTTTTCGAACCCGAATGTTGGCAGCGATTCGACGCAATTCCTTAGCATTATAGCGCTTAGAATTGCCTTTCTTTTCATATTTCTGACGATTTGCCAATTTGGTGTCAGTAAAATTTTGAGACTGTTCTTCAAAATAAATAAAGAATTCAGCCATTGTAATATTATTGTTGTTTGTAGCAGCAAAAAATATATAGTATGTTAACTTGCCAATCAACATACGGGAAGATCGTATTTGAAATTGCGTACCTTTACTCGCATGAGCTGGTACTCCGGTCATCTTCCACAATTATAGCGTAGTTTTTAACTATAACTAACCGAATAGTGCCTTATTTGTCTCTCGACTATGCCCGGCACGGCATATATACATCTGCGACTGGTAGCGAGCTTCTCAGGGCTCTTTTATCACTACACGATATCATCAGACTTCATTCACCATAAAACGTTAAATTCCACAATTTAAATCAAAAATAGGACTTATTATTATTTGCCTACTTTACAATTAAAATTCATTAGGTCGTATTATGATCTTAAATGTACCAAATTTCCCGGTAAACCGGATTTGTAAATACACAGATCAGTGAATCTAACTAACTTCATCAAAAAGTTTTTGAAGAAAATTGAAGAAATAAGGTTTTTGATAGCTGAATAACAGCTTGAATTGGACAAAAAGTGTTGCGTATGTCCATTGTATTTACATCAAATGTACGCAAATTACTATGTACTTAAATGACGGTTTGTTTAACCACTTTACTGTGGGTGTATCATGATTGAGATTTTTTACTCCTTCCGGAGAGGTGTTCTCGAAAATCACCCGTTAAATATTACTAAATATGTCTCAGCAGTGTACTAGTTTGCAATAACTAGTAAACTAATCAACACAAATAATACAATGCTACCTATACGTCTTTCGACG